AAAAGCTGTAGATCAAATTTATGTTTTTGATTCTAAGGACCATTTAGAATGGTTAGTTCAAAAGGAACAACCTGATATTTTGGTTGTAGGTAGTGATTGGAAAGGAAAAGAAATAGTAGGTGGTCAATATGCTAAAAAAATTGTATATTTTGATCGAGTAGGTAATTATTCAACAACAAATATTTTAAAATGAGAGTTTTATTTTTAGTACCACATTTAAGCACAGGAGGAATGCCCCAATTCTTATTAAAACGAATAAAGGCATTACAAAAATTTACTGATATTGAGGTTTTTGTTTATGAATGGACTCAAATTAGTACCTGGTACCAAATTCAAAGAAAAAAAATAATAGAAATTTTACCAAAAGATAATTTTATTAGCGGAGGTTATTTTGCTGAATGGGAAGAAGAAAATAGTAAACGCCATAAAAATTTTATTAAATATCTAAAAGATAAAAAAATTGATATAGTTCATTTAGAAGAATTTCCTGAGAAATGGCCTACATGGGGAGGGATTACTTTAGACGAAAATATAAAAAAAGAATTATATTCAAAAAAATACCCTTGGAAAACAGTAGAAACTCTTCACAGTATAGATTATAATGCAAAAGAAAAGAACTTCCATCCTGATGGATATGCTTTTGTTATTGATCATCATTTAAAAGAAACATTCAAAATTTTACCTGGGGAGAAAAAATTAATCGAATATCCTGTTGATGGTTCTATTATTTCTAATAGATCAAAAGAAGATATATTAACACAACAAGGGTGGAGAGTAAAAGGAGAACACCATATAGTTAATGTAGGATTATGGACACCAGGAAAAAACCAAAAATATGCGTTAGAAATAGCTAAAATTTTATGGGATAAGTATGGATGGTCTTATATATTTCATTTTGTAGGAAATCAAGCACATAATTTTAGAGATTATTGGATGCCTTTAATGGAGAATTTACCTCCTAATATAATAATTCATGGTGAAAAAGATACAGAGGAAGTTAGTGAGTTTTATAAAATATCTGATTTAATGTTATTTACTTCAACTTGGGAATGTAATCCTATTGTATTAAAAGAAGCAATATCTAATAATATTAAAATAATGGCTTTTGATTTAGATCATTATAGAGGAGTTTATACTAACTTTATTGAAAAATTAACTGGAAATCTAGAAGAAGATATCGAAAATCTTATAGATATTATTCACTCTCCAATAAAATATAAACCCATAAAACAAAATAAACTAAAAGAATTTGCAAAAAAACATCTAGAATTATATGAAAATATTATTAATAGGAGATAGTTGTACAGATAAATTTATTTATGGGGAATGCAAAAGAATTTGTCCTGAAGCCCCCGTTCCCGTGTTTAATCCAATTGAACAAAAATCAAATGGAGGAATGACTAAAAATGTTTATAACAATTTAAAACATCTAGCTAAAGATTGGACAATTGATTTAATAACTAATCCAAATAATATAACAAAAACAAGATTAGTTGATATAAAAACAAATCAAATGTTACTAAGAGTAGATGAAGATGATAGATGTGAAAGAATTGAAAATTTACATAAATTAAAAAATTATGATGCTGTTATTATTAGCGATTATAATAAAGGATTTTTACATTATGAAGATATTGAATATTTAATAAATAAATATCCCGTTTCATTTATAGATTCTAAAAAAGAATTCCTAACTTGGATAAGAAATGCTTCATTTATAAAAATAAATGAATCGGAATTTAAAAATAATAAAAATTTTATCTCTAATGTTGACCTTAAAGGAGAATTAATTGTTACTTTAGGTGAAAAAGGGGTAAGGTGGAAAAATAAAATAATCCCACCTAAACGCCAAGCTGAGGTTTCTGACTTATCAGGAGCTGGAGATACATTTTTTGCTGCTTTTATATTTAGTATATTAAAAAAGAAAAGTATTACAAGTAGCATAAATTTTGCTCAAGAGTGTGCATTAACAGTGGTTGAGAAAAAAGGAGTAGTAATTATTTGAAGATAGTTTGGTTTTTCAAATAATCATTCGTATATTGTTACATATTAAAAAAAAGTTATATTATGGATTTATCATTACTTAAACAGAAGTTGGACAGTCTCCAACAAAAACAAACTGCAGGTGGAAACAAAACAGATTATACCAAAATATTTTGGCGACCAACTGTAGGAAAACAACAAGTTCGAATTGTACCTAGTGTGTACAATAAGAAAAACCCATTTACAGAACTTAAGTTCTATTATGGAATTACAAATAAGGTTATGATTTCACCTTTAAATTTTGGTGAAAAAGACCCTATTGCATTATTCGCATCTAAACTTAGAGAAGAATATAATAAAGAAAATTATATTTTAGCTAAAAAATTAGATGCAAAAACCAGAGTCTTTATACCTGTAGTAGTTAGAGGTGAAGAAGATAAAGGAGTTAGATTATGGCAATTTGGTAAACAAGTTTATGAAGAATTACTTGCATTAGCTATAGATGAAGAAATAGGAGATTACACAGATGTATCTTCAGGTAGAGATTTAACTGTCGAAACAGTTGGCCCTGAAGTAACAGGTACTCCGTATAATAGATCATCAGTAAGAGTAAGATTAAAAACTTCACAACTTCACGAAGATAGTAGTAAAGTAGAAACTTGGTTAAAAGAACAACCTAATCCAAAAGAATTATTTAAACGTTTTTCTTTTGATGAAATGAAATCAGCTTTAGAAAAATGGTTAGCTCCTGAAGATGAAAATGAAGGTGATATCATTTCTGAACCATCAAATGATTTTGATAATGATCCTAAAGATTTACCTTGGGAAAAACATGGACAGAAATCTAATTTTAGTTTAGATACTTCTAAGTCGAAACAAAGTAAAAAGGATGAATTTGATAATCTATTTGATTAATGAAAAGAAAAAATAAAAAATCACTAACAGCAGCGGTATCTGCTGAAATTAAGGCGAATTTTGATTTAGGAAAATTTAAATCTAAAAAAGGTTTAGATAAAAATATCAAATTTAAGGACCAAGAATGGATCCCACTTTCACCAGCTTTTGGAGAAGTTACTTCAGTACCTGGTATTCCTATGGGACATATAGTTTTACTTAGAGGTCACTCTGATACGGGTAAAACAACAGCAATGATTGAAGCAGCAGTATCCGCTCAAAATAATGGGATATTGCCTGTTTTTATTATTACTGAGATGAAATGGAATTGGGAACATGCTATACAAATGGGTCTTGATATCAAAGTAGAACGCAATCCTGAAACTAATGAAGTTGTAGGGTATGAAGGTGACTTCTTATATATTGATAGAGAAACAATTAATTCTATTGAAGATGTAGCTGGATTTATTCTAGATTTATTAGATGAACAGAAAAAAGGTAATTTACCTTTTGATTTATTATTCTTATGGGATAGTATTGGTTCTGTTCCTTGTGAAATGTCACTTAAATCTAATAAAAATAACAATGAATGGAATGCAGGAGCAATGTCAACTCAATTTGGAAATAATGTAAATCAAAGAATTACGTTATCAAGAAAAGAATCTTCACCTTATACTAATACTTTAGTATGTGTTAATAAAGTTTGGACATTAAAACCCGTATCACCTATGGGACAACCAAAGTTGATGAATAAAGGTGGTTATGCTATGTGGTTTGATTCTACATTTGTAGTTACGTTTGGTAATATTATGTCTGCAGGAACATCTAAAATTAAAGCAATTAAAGATGGTAAGCAGGTAGAATTTGCTAAAAGATGTAATTTACAAATAGATAAAAATCATATTAATGGTGTAACTACTAGAGGAAGAATTGTTATGACTCCTCATGGTTTTATTACTGACAATCCAAATGAATTAAAAAAATACAAAAATGACCACGCTAAAGAATGGAGTAAAATCCTTGGTGGTTTAGATTTTGTTGTTGTAGAAGAAGGAGAAGAAGTACAAGATGTTTCTCAATTTGAGAAAGAGCCAGAATAAAAATAATGAAGCATAAAGAACTATATAATCTCCTGGATACCGTCCAGGAGCATGGGGAGGAACCTCAATTAAAAAGACACGATAAAGTTCTATTAATAGATGGGTTGAACCTATTTTTTAGAAACTTTGCGATGCTTAATATGGTAAACCCCGATGGGGTCCATATAGGGGGTCTTGGAGGTTTTTTACGTTCTTTAGGTGCTTTAATTAGACAAGTTCAACCAACCTCTGTTTATGTAGTATTCGACGGAGCAGGATCATCCACCAACCGTAAGAACCTGCTCCCCGAATACAAAGAGGATAGAAATTTACAAAGAATTACTAATTGGGATGCATTTGATAATATAGAGGAAGAACACGACGCAAAAGTTGACCAAATAGTGCGTCTAATCCAGTATTTAAAGCTATTACCCGTAAAGACCATCACCATTGATAAGGTGGAAGCTGATGACATTATAGCAGTGTTATCTAACAAATTAGTAGAAAAATATAATTCAACAGTATTTATAGTTTCTAGTGATAAAGATTTTGTTCAATTGGTTACTGATAAAATTATTTTATATAGACCAATGGAAAAAGAATATTATACACCCAAAGTAGTTAAAGAAAAATTTGGTTGTACAGCTCACAATTTCATCCTTTATAAAACATTATTAGGAGATAATTCTGATAAAATACAAGGAGTGAAAGGTTTAGGTGTAAAAGGATTATATAAAAAATTCCCAGAATTACAAAAAGATGATTTAATACTAAAAGATATTTTTGATATATCAGCTAGGAAGTATAAGGACCATGTTGTATATTCAAGAATTGTATTAGAAATTGAAAAACTAGAAATTAATTACAAAGTTATGGATTTATCTAATCCAATGATTGATGATAAAGATAAAGAATATCTTAAAAAATTAATTGAATCCAATTTACCTGAATTACATGATAAATTATTTATTCAATTGTATAATGAAGATAAATTAGGTGGTATGATTAGAAACCTAGAAATATGGTTAAGAGATAATTTTTTAATATTTAAAAGTTATAAAAATTGACATTAAATAATATAAATCAATACGGTTCAGAATTTCAAATTAAGGTTCTATCGTCTTTACTTACACATAAAGAATTCCTAACTAATATCTATGATATTGTTAGTGATGAGTATTTTGAAAACCAAGCACAAAAATGGGCTATTAAAGAAATTTTAAAGTATTACGATAAATATCATACTACACCGTCTTTAGAAGTATTAAAAGTTGAAGTACAGAAACTAGATAATAAAGTTTTACAAGTTTCTATAAAAGAACAATTAAAACAAGCTTACGTAACATCAGATGAAGATCTAGAATATGTACAAGAAGAATTTACTAATTTTTGTAAAAATCAACAATTAAAAAAAGCATTAATGACTTCGGTTGATTTGTTAAAAGCTGGTGATTTTGAAGGAATAAGAAATATTGTCGATAATGCTTTGAAAGCAGGACAAGATAAAAATGTAGGTCATGAATATAATAAAAATATTGAAGATAGATATAGAAAAAATTCAAGGGTTACTATTCCAACACCTTGGGAACGTATTAATGAGTTATTACAAGGTGGATTAGGACAAGGGGATTTTGGTCTAATATTTGGTAGTCCTGGGGGAGGTAAGTCTTGGTCTTTGGTTGCATTAGGTGGTTATGCTGTTAGATTAGGTTATAATGTTTTACACTATACTTTAGAATTAGGTGAAGATTATGTTGGAAGACGATATGATTCTTTCTTTACTAAAATACCTGTTACAAAAATTAGCCAATTCAAAGACAAAGTAGAAGAAACAATACCCCAACTACCAGGTAAACTAGTTATTAAAGAATATCCAACAGGTAGGGCAACTATGTCAACAATTGAATCACATATTAATAAATGCTCCGATATGGGAGTCAAACCAGATCTGGTATTAATTGATTATGTAGACCTTCTTTCAGGAAAAAGAAAAACTCGTGAACGTAAGGATGAAATTGATGATATTTATAGTAGCGCAAAAGGTTTAGCTAGACAATTAAGTATACCAATTTGGTCAGTTTCCCAAGTTAATCGTGCTGGAGCGCAAGATAAGATTATAGAAGGAGACAAAGCAGCAGGATCATATGATAAAATGATGATTTCTGACTTTGCAATGTCTTTATCAAGAAAAAAAGAAGATAAGGTTAACGGCACTGGTCGTTTTCATATCATGAAAAATAGATATGGTATGGATGGTCTTACGTTTTCTGTCAGTGCTGACACTTCTACTGGTCATTTTGAAGTATATGATTATAGAGATAGTGATGAAGAAAGTAAAACATTAACTCCAAAAACAGCTTCTAATAAATTTGATACAGATGTTGATTCCTATGATAAACAAATGTTATATAAAAAATTAAAGGAATTTAAAAAATAACTCACTAAAAACATCAAAATGGCAAAAAAATCAATTATTGAAGAACGTATCGTTTATAAACCTTTCGAATACCAAACAGCATTTGACTTTTGGTTAGCACAACAACAAGCTCACTGGCTACATACAGAAGTACCAATGATGTCTGATGTTAATGATTGGAAACAAAATCTATCAGAAACAGAAAAAAATATAATTGGGTCTATCCTGAAAGGATTTGCTCAAACTGAAACTGTAGTAGAGGAATATTGGTCGACATTAGTAACAAAGTGGTTTCCAAAACCAGAAATAAAAATGATGGCTATTGGTTTCGGTGCTAATGAAACAATTCATGCTGAAGCCTATTCTTTACTTAATGAAGAATTAGGTTTAGATAATTTTAGTGAGTTTCTAGAAGATGAAACTACAATGGCTAAAATTGGGGGTCTAATGAAAGTAAATGCTGATATGCAAAATGGAGAACAGTCACTTCATGAAATAGCAAGATCATTAGCTATTTTCTCTGCATTTACAGAAGGAGTTAATTTATTTTCCTCTTTTGCTGTTTTATTATCATTTAAATTAAGAAACTTATTAAAAGGTGTAGGACAAATAGTAGAATGGAGTATTAGGGATGAATCAATGCATTCAGATGCTGGATGTTGGTTATTTAGAACTTTAGTAGATGAAAATCCTGAAATTAATACACCTGAATTAAAAGCACAAATAGAAGAGGCTGCTTATTTATCATTAAAATTAGAATTAGATTTTATAGATAAAGTTTATGAAATGGGAGATTTAGA